CTTCATCTTGAACAGCTTGGCGCTTGACGCTTGCCGCTTGTCGCCTCTCGAATTCTTTCCGAGTCTTCTCCAGCTCTTTGTAATATTTGGGATGCCTCCATACCATCAGTGCTTGCCGTAACTTACAACTTTTATTTTTGGATCCCAGCAGGCCCTACAGTCTCCGCACCTGCCCGCCTGAGTAGGAGCGGGGCAGGTTGCATTCTTTTCAACTACCATCGAGGAGTTTGGCCAGGTATCATTACGCTGGCCTATCATGGGCGGTGAAAATCTTATAACTAAATTTTTAGGGCACCTGTCGAGATGGTCCTTGATCCACGCCTCCCGTGTTGGCATCCAATGCTTAGTGTTAGGCGTTGCAGCTGCAATTGTAAAAATTTTATTTAAATGATCTAGATCTTGGACGTCACCGGCATCATGCCATCTAAAATAATCTTGTCTTTTTATAACGGTGATCATCGCATCGACCCAGGCCGGATGCTTCATTGCTTTAAGTCTTCTATACTGTGCAGCTTTAATTGCTGGATATCTGGTATAGTTACCCTTCAGAGCATAACAGCTGGCACAGACTGAGCCCTTAACCTTCCTAAGCTTGGAGCCTGTTTTGCACTCCCATGCTGGAAGGCTGTAGCTCAGGCCCGGCATTTTTGAAGTTCTTGTAAATCCTTCTGTAATCTTTTTTGCTTCTAATACTTTCATATCTCCTATATAAACCTATATTTAATTTTGTCAAGCTTGACGCTTGCAGCTTGCAGCTTGCAGCTTGACGCTTGGGCCTTTACCCTGGCCCGGAAGGGACCAGCTAACGCCACTCACCCTCATGCATATAAATATACAATCACTCATGGGGCGCGCTGATCCCAGGTCCCGTTGTCGTGCCCTATCGCCGTACGCGACTGCATCTTTCACACCTTAACAGCCAGCGATTCACTTCCGTATACGAGACCAGGGATCAGGTGTGTTATTCATCGACCCTTACCAAGAGTTCGAAGCTTGCCCGGTTCGATACCTAGGGTTTAACAAAGCGTTTCTAGAAGCCCCGGTGTAGGGTTAAACCCCAACTTTATCCGGCTAGCGTCGCAACGCTTCAGCCTGGTATTAACCCGGCAAGGCTAACACAACTGATCCCAGGTCCATCCTACAGGTTTCGTCTCCTGCAAGTTTATGAATGGACCAGGGATCAGCAGGGGGCATCTAAACAAGTAGCCCCCTACAGAACTTTTTATACAGCCTCTTTTAAAACCAGAGGTTGTTCAAATTTTACTATCGAGTAAGTTGTATTTTTATCTTTCTCGATTAGGTTGTATCCCTGTAGCATATCGTTAGCTTTGTTGATGTCCGATGTATCATCAACAATTCTATAGCTGTTCGGGAGATTGTCCCATTTTATTGTTTTAATTATTAAGTATGTCATACTGGGAATATATAGGAGAAATAAGGCAACAATAAGGCAAACCTAAAAATAAATTTGTGGATAACTTAAATTATTTTCTTGACATATCCTAAATTATCCTATACCATAGGGGTGGGCGGTCGGGAATAATATATCTGAAGATATAGTTTAGAATGATTCTAAACTGGACCATACAACCACAGGTTGTGCGGAAAAAAGATTTGACAGATTATTTTATATAGGATAGTCTGGGATACAGAAAGGAAGAAATACTATGAGTAAAACAATGACTAAATATCAACTCGAGCACTTCAAAGATAAGGTGAAAAGAAATTTCAATCCTTTAATTGAAGAACAAGAATTGCTCGTTAAACAATACAGGGCGGAAGCTACTCAAAAAATAGTAGGCAAGCTCGCAAAGAAAATGGGCGCAGATAAAATCTTAAATGAGTTTAAGAGAGCTGAAGCTCAATTACAGGCGGTACGAGATAAAGCTCGTACTTTCTTTAAAAAGAAAGCGGATCAAGATGAGAATAAAAAAAATAATTTTAATTCTTATCGTTTTGATCGTGAAGAAAGTTTATCACTGTCCGATTGCGAAGAGCAAATGAAGGATTGGGCGCGTGATCTGGTTGATCGTGAAATAAGAAGAAGACCAGAAGGCCTGAAGCTGAAACAACTTGAGGATCTAAAAACAAAAGCAATAGATCAAGTTATGGAAAGCGGAACACCTGAAGAGTTAATAAAACAACTAGACCAAACAACTAAAAAGATTGGGATAGCTTGGATTATTGACACTTCTAAAATAAAACAAATAGAGGCACAATAAGACTTGACGAGCTATCCTATTTCGTATAGGATAGCTCACAGGAAAGCGAGGAAATATGGACATAGAGAAGTTAAAAGAAATGGAAGAAAAAACAGACTTTGTTGTTTCGTGGTTTGCTAAAAAATATAATAAGACTATATTTAGAGTAGGCAACTTGAATCACGAGGGTTGCAGAGTCTGGGAACAGGGAGGCAAAAAGTATATGTGTTTTTGGGACACAGTATTAGAACGATATACAACTTGCATTGACCCAATGATAACTTATAGGAAAGCGAGGAACTAATGAGACTATTAACAGGATTGTTTGGATATGTATTACTTATGTTAGGTGTAATCATAGCAATACATTATGAATTAGAACTAGGAATAATTATAGCGGCAGGTGGTGTATTTATGTTCTGGGGTATGTTGCCAATGCACCAGGACCAGAACGAAAGGCTCCGAAGGTACGAGCGACAACACCAGCACTGGTTAAAAAAATAACTCTCTCTAGAACCTGGGACCATAGAGGTCCCAGGTGAAATCTCAAACTAGCACAGTAAATAAAAAGGTTTTTAGTAAACAGACTAGGGGTCCCAGACCTACACCCTTTATGCTAGGTTTTTTAAATAGATATGGTATAAATACTTTACGGGACTCCTAATGAACCTAGATAAAGAAAAAATATTAAAAAATTTTGATAAGCTACCTGCTGACGTAAGAAGAGAGTTTTCTCTGCTTATGAATAAGTATGATGAGAAGAATAAGCAGGCTGAGATACAATCTGATTTTATGACCTTTGTAAAACACATGTGGCCAGATTTTATTGAAGGTAAACATCACAAAGAGATTGCAGACAAGTTTAATAAAATAGCTGAAGGTAAAATTAAGAGACTCATTATCAACATGCCGCCAAGACATACTAAATCTGAATTTGGTTCTTACCTGCTTCCTGCGTGGATGGTTGGAAAGAATCCTAAACTAAAAATTATACAATCCACAAACACGAC